TAGTGAAATTCAAAAACATTATGATTTAAACGGATTTTTTAATCATAAACTTCCTAACTATAAAGTATTTGCTGCGTTCTATACATTATTAGAAATTACTAATACCCCACAAGCTGTAAATCCTATACAAACCATCAACAATAAAGTTACTATTCTAGAGCATTTAACGGCTGCTCAAATTAAAGAAAGTAAAGTACGTGATGAGGTAATGGATGAATTTTCTAAAGCAGATAAAGATGTACGTTTTATTGCATATAAAATGCTTTTAGAATCATTTAATACAAAATATGATGATTTACACCAAAACCAAAAACTAATCCTTAAAGAATTTATTACTTCAGTTGATAATACTCCTCGTTTAAAAGAGTTTTATACAAACAAAATAATAGAAATTAAAGAAGAACTAACTTCATTAAATGCTAAAACTAAAAATGAAGTAACAAAAATAAAAATTAACGAAATTATTTCTATAATTACCCCACCTGCTAAAAACTCTAAGGTAACAGATAATGATTTAGTTGACTTGTTACAGTATTATGACTTAATCAATGAATTAGAAACTGTAAATGGATAAGCTTAAAGAAATAATTAAAGCAAAAATTAAAGAAATGAGCGCTACCGGACAAGGTGGTGCCTCTTTTTCTGCTGGTCAAGGTGAAGGTTATGCTGTTCCCTCTGCATTTAATAAAAATAAGAATGCAAACGGAACTTCTGATAAGTATTATTATAAACTAGGATACAAACTAGTTAAAGAAGCCGACCCAGGAGCAACATTAGGACCAGGACCAAAAGCTGGACCTGAAGGAGTTAAAGATAATTATTATGTTAAAGCATTTAATTATAAACTTGTCCCTAATAAAATCAAAGGATCTGGATTACCAGTTAAAAAACTATGGGAAGAGGATACATTAAATGAAGTAAATGAATTTCAACAAAAACGTTTAGACGGTTTAGATGAAATTGAAGAATTATTAAATGACATTTCCCCATTAGTTTCAAATGCAAAAAATGAAACAATTGAATTATATAGCGGAAACGCCGGTTCATATGATATAACACAACCCATTGAAATGGTATTAAGTTACCTAAGAGAGGTAAAACAACTATTAACAGAAAAATAATGAAAAAAACACTACAAGATCAATATTTGTTAATCAAAGAAGGTAAAGGACACAAAGGTGTTTTCTTAACTGAAGCAAAACGTCAATTTCCTAATATCGTTCGTAACGCAGCTACATTTGAAGAAGCTGTAGCATCATTACAAACTAAAAAAATCATTACAGAAAATGTAATCGGTTTAACTTCTGTTAATTCTATATTTGAACCAAAGAAAAAAGAATCATATGAAATAGCATATGAGGCATTTTTGGCTGAAGCTAAGAAAAAAGAAAACGAAGACGAGAAAGTAAAAGCTGAAGAAAAGAAACCATCTAAAAAGGTTGAAGAAGATTATTCACATATTTACGATCAAAAAGATACTAAAGACATAGACAACTTGATTTTCGATCAGGTAATGACTGGATATTATGCTGAAATGAAAGATCCTAAAAATGCAGATAAAACAATGCAAGAATTAAAGGATATCGTAATGAAAAATTTAGCTAAAGATTCTATTTTCTATACAAAAGATGGTCAATTTGGAGTTAAAGGTTTAGGATACACTACAGAGGCTCCGGGTTTAGGTACTCCAAAAGAAGCTAAAGGAAAATATAAAGCATCGGGATATGGTGATTTAAAAGAATCGGTTCAACCAATCAACGAAGAAGAAAATAAATTACGTAAAGTAATTAGAGAAATGGTTGATGCAGAAATTGAAGAAGCATATCAATTAGTTAATATTAACTTAAAAGCACCTAAAAAAGATAGAGAAGATAGAGACCCATCAGACAAATATTTAACATTTGATAAAGATTTTGAAAAAGATCAAAGACGAAAAGAAAATATTATTGTAAAAGATGGTGATAGAATTTTTATCACTAAAGTATTACATGCTAATTTAGGACCTAAAGCTGGTAATTCAGACTTAAGAAAACATTTAATGGATAGAGCTAATCTTGAACCTGCTGTATTAGGAGGTCAACAAGTATGGAAAATTAAAGGTGCTAAAATTAATTCAAAAGGAAACATTAGTATATTTGTTCCTGTAGAAAAAACATCATTAAAAGAGGGTGTTGAAAAAGAATTAGCTGCTATCAATAAAGAAGCAGAACATGAAATTATTGCTTCTAAATTAGAAAAAGTACAATCCCTAATCGATAAAAAACAATCACAAATTTCTAGATTAGATGAAGATGAAGATTTAAAAGATCTTACTGATGCTAAAAAAGTTAAAGAAATTACAAAAGACATTAAATCTCTAGAAAAAGCAAAAGCTAAATTAGAGAAAATGATGCATAAAGGTAAAGGTAAAGCTCCTAAGAAAGAAGTTATTGATGAAGTTGAAGATGAAGATGAATTTAGAGCATCTGCCGAATATGAATTTGCTAAAGAAGACGCTGAAAAAAGATATGATGAAGGTGAAGAAATTGATTCAATTATGTCAAATTATCCAAATCTATCAGATAAAGAACAAGAAAGATTATACCAAGATTTAGAAGGTAAAATGAACGGAATGGATTACTAAGATGAATAAGCAACTATTAATAGAAACTAGACACTTCAGTCCTAAACCACTTTCATTATTGGAAGGGATGAAAAACAACGGAAATGTTTTCGTTGAAGGAATATTGGCTACTGTCGAAGTTAAAAACGGTAATGGTCGCTACTATCCTAGAGAATTATGGGAACGTGAAATCGACAATTTTTCACGTAAAATCCAAATGAGATCAACTGAAACATGTGGTGAATTGGATCATCCTGACTCGCAAGTAATCAACCTTAAAAACGCATCTCATGCGGTACGTGAATTGTATTGGAGAGGTGATGAAATATGGGGTAAAGTAGAAATTTTCTCTGATATGGGCGATTTAGGCACTTCATCTGGCCGTATAGCAGGTGCATTAGTTAAAAATGGTTTGCTGATTGGAATTTCTTCTCGTGGAATGGGTTCATTAAAAGAAATAAGTGGTGTAATGGAAGTACAAGATGACTTCGAATTACTAACTTGGGATTTAGTTTCCAACCCATCCAACCCCGATTCATGGATGAAAAACGGTGCATTAAACGAATCACGTTCAACATTCTTAGATCCATACGCTAAAACAAACTCATTAATTACTGAAATATTATGTGCTAAAGGCACGTGCCCAATATTTTAAAACAACAAACCACAATATATGATTGGCTCTCTTTTGAGAGCCTTTTTTTGTCTCTGCGACTTTGACTATATGTGTACATACATATAACACGAATATACCACCCCCTCAATCTATTATGTGGTATCAATTAAATGAATTCTATTACGTTTTTTAAATAAACGTACTTTCCCAACAAAATAAAATTTAGGAAAAATGGCAACAAACAGAGAAATGCTTAAAGAAGCAATCGCTGACGCTAAAGCTGTTAAAGAAACTGCAATAGCAAATGCAAAAGCTGCTCTAGAAGAAGCCTTCACACCTCAATTAAAATCAATGTTATCAATGAAACTTCAAGAAATGGAAGAAATGGATGAAATGGAAGACAAAGACATGTACGAAATGGAAGACAAAGACGCTATGGAAGAAGGAGAAGATAAAGATATGATGGAAATTGATTTGGAAGAACTTTTAGCGGAGCTAAATGAAGAGGAAGATATGGATGAAGCTATCAACGAAGCCGAAGAAGAAGAAGAAGAGGAATCTGAAGAATCTGAAGAAGGTGAAGAAGAAGGTGAACCAATCGACCTAGAAGACATGACTGATGAGGATCTAAAATCAATGATTGAAGACGTTATTAAAGACATGATTGAAGCAGGTGAACTTGAAGCTGGTCACGAAGGTGAAGAAGGTGAAGAAGGAGCTGAAGGCGAAGAAGAAATCGAAATCGAAGACGAAGAAGAAGTCGACTTAGCAGAATTATTAAGAGAAATCGAAGAAATAGAAGAAGAAGAAGACATGATGAATGAAGAAGAAATTGAAGAAGGATTCATGGACAAAATCGTTAGAGCTGTTAATCGTTTCGGTTCATCAGGTGCAGTTGAAGATTTGATTAAAATTGATCTACCAAAAGTAGTAGCAGCAGGTAAAAAATTAGGTAAACTAGATCCTAGCTACGAACCAAATGAAGAAGAAATCAATAAATTAACAGCTAGCGCTAAAAGAGATGGTGGAACTGGATCTATTAAAATCATGGGTGATAAAGTAGTTTATATCCCAGGATCAGAAACAAAAGGTGCTGCTCAAGCTTCAACTTTTGAATCAGTTCAATCAGAATTAGAAGAAGCTTATTCAACTATCGAAACTCTTAAATCTGAATTGAATGAAATCAATTTATTAAACGCAAAATTACTTTACACAAACAAAATCTTCAAAGCTAAAAACTTGAATGAAAGTCAAAAAGTAAAAGTATTAAGTTCTTTTGATAAAGCTAAAAACGTAGGTGAAGTGAAAATGGTATTTGAAACATTAAACGAGGGTATTAAAGTTTCTAAAAATACAATTAAAGAACACTTAGGTAGCGCATCAAAAACAACTAACACACCAAGCGTTAAAAAACCAATCGTAGAGTCAAACGAGGCATTTTTAAGAATGCAAAAATTGGCTGGAATTATTTAATTTAAAATTTAAAACTAAAAACAATGTCAAATAGTATTAATTCATTACTAGAAAGCGCTGCAGGAAGTTACAAAAACATGCAGAGCGATGCCGTAAGAATGGCATCAAAATGGGGAAAAACAGGTCTATTAGAAGGACTTGGTAGCGAAGTTGAGAAAAACAACATGTCTATGATCCTTGAAAACCAAGCTAAACAATTGGTTACTGAGACAAACCAAACACAAACAGGAGGTTCAACTTTTACAGCAACACAAGGTGAAACTTGGGCTGGGGTTGCTTTACCATTGGTACGTAAAGTATTTGGTTCTTTATCAACTAAAGAATTCATGTCTGTTCAACCAATGAACTTACCTTCAGGTCTAGTTTTCTTCTTAGATTTCCAATACGGACAAGGTAAAAATGCTCCATTCAGTACTTTCGGTCCTGCAGGAGATGTATATGGTGCTACTTCATCTATGTACGGTAATACAAACCCAGCAAATGGGGCTGATCCAAATGGTGGTTTATACGGTGCTGGTCGTTTTGCTTACTCAATCAACCAATTCTCTGCATCTATTACTAACGTAACTGTTGCTTCAGGTAGCTGGGCAGATTTTAACTATGCTGCAGAATATTCAGCTTCAGCTGTTACTGGTTATACTAAAGTTAATGTTCCATTAACAACAGTTTCTAACTATGACGCTAAAGGTGTTCGTGCATTTGTTATTGCTTCAGGTTCAGATTTACTTCCTGCTACAAATGCATTATTATTACCTCAATTTACTACAGTTGCTAATAATACAGCATCATTCATCTTTACTGGAGCTGTAGGTGTTGCAAATGTTCCTGCTGCAGGTGCTAACAGATTATTCTACAACATTCAACCAGTTGATAACAACCGTGGTGATTTTGAAGATAAATCATCTTCAGGATTTGGTGGTTATGCAAATGCTGAATCAACTTCTGCTGATGCATTAGCTATTCCTCAAATTGATATCAAAATGAAATCAGAGGCTATCGTTGCTAAAACTCGTAAGTTGAAAGCACAATGGACTCCTGAGTTCGCTCAAGATTTAAATGCTTACCAATCATTGGATGCTGAAGCAGAATTAACATCTATTATGTCTGAATATATCGCTTTAGAGATCGATTTAGAGAATTTAGATATGTTAATCCAAGATGCTTCTGCAGCAGATGAGTACTGGTCAGCTAAAAACAACGAATCATTAAATTCAGGTAAAACAGGATATGATAATTTAGGTTTCTTTAATACACAAGGACAATGGTTCCAAACTTTGGGAACTAAAATGCAAAAAGTTAGTAACAAAATTCACCAAAAAACATTACGTGGTGGTGCTAACTTCTTAGTATGTTCTCCATCTGTAGGAACTATTTTAGAATCAATCCCAGGATTTGCTTCATCTTCTGAT